TATGCGTGGCCGTCGGCGTTTGTGCGAATTGTGTAGTCGGTCCTGAGCTTGAGGGGCACGAGCTGCACAAATCTTGAGTTGGGGGGGACGGACGCCGGACTTCGCTGGTCAACCATAAGGTTGAGGAAGTCATCGGCTCCTTCCGTGGCTTGTGTAATTCTTGTATCGTTAATGTTGTTGTTGTCGTTGTTACGCATGTTTACGAAAATGTGGTGTTTGTGAAAAATCGGTGTAAGTACCGATTATCGCAGTGGTTAGTGAAACTGGGTGATAATTTGGCGTATTCACTCTCTATGGATACTTGCAGTTGTGGAGTTATCCCAAATGCCTTCCAGAAAGAAAATCTACTAGCTTGAGTCACAGGCCCTACCTGTGACTCTAAGCCTAGCGCCATATACTTCATGCCGCTCATGGACCGGTCCTTGTCCTCTCGGCGCTTTCCGCAGTCACGACCAAGCATACGGTAAAACTCCCCAAAAACCGGGAGATCACCAGCTATAGCCATTCCGCAGTCTGCTATCGACCCTCGTAACGTGTCATAATCGAGTTTGTTGTGTAGCTTCTTGGTTGTGAGCATGTCCCGTGATATCGCATCAACAGGGGACCTCACCATCCTCCAAAAACTCCCGTTGTAAACGGGACGCATCCGGCAAAAGGTCATCTCTTCCAATTCCGTTGCAACTTCCTCAATTTTTAGCTTAAAACCAAGCTGTTTAGCGTGTTGTTGTATGTGCGTTATCGCGAATTCTGCATTCTCAGCCTCGACGAATAAGTTAGTATCGTCGCCGGCACAAAGTATGTCAAACTTCGCAAATCTTTCGTCGGCGAACGAGAAAACCAGGAAGAACGTTATCAAGACTCCGTAGAGACTCGTGTTCATAACACCGGAATTCAAAGTTCCCTCCACATTCACCTTTATCTCTCCATCAACGCAGTTGGACCATAACACGGTCCTTAACTGCGCGTCAAGGAGTGTGGTTAACTTCCGACGGTCATCTCCGGAGAGATGGCCGCAGTCGACCACAAGTGAACGAGCCCACTGAAGTATTTCAATACTACAATGCTGGTCAAATCGTTCACAGTCTAAGATGAGGACCACACAACGGACAAAGCGGGCGTGTTTCCTAGCCGCCAGCCCACCCATGTCCACGCAATTTAGCCCCTTGGCGACACTAACCCTAGTGCCACCACGCTGCCGCATCAGCCTGTTTAACAGGCCGTATATGCACTTCTCCAGACGATAGATATAACACCCCAACTCAAGGTTGGTCCTCGGGTGCATCGGTCTAATCAGTCTCGGCACTTTGCCGGGAGCCATTTTCTCATCCTTAATGAATCCCTTCACAATGAAGTCTGTTTTCCCCAGTGGTTTAACGAGGAGTGTGTCACTCGCACGTTGATACGTCCTCAGTTTCGAACCGGTATACCGATCAAGAAACTGGCTATGAGACGCAACAACTATGCCTACACTCCACCTCTTCAACCTCTGGGCAAGTTTGCCAAATATTTTCATAATGGCGCCCTTTTCTGGCTTATACGGGGGGTGAAAAACCCCCGCAGTCTGCACAAAGAAAACTCTCTCAAGCAAAGCGCTCTTTACTTCCCCACAGTTCGAATTATATACGACTTTTTCAATGCCGCTACCGAACTCTGCGAACCTGGTGAGGGTCCGCGGTACCGGAGGTACCCCGCTACGACGCTCCCTAAACCGCGATTTTGCCGGGAATGGCAATGAACAAATTGAATGTTCATATCTCGCGGAAAACGCCGATGCAGGGCACCCCTAGCAATCCTTACTCCTTGGGCACAACCGCAAGTACGATTCCATGTTCACGATGAACGGTATGGTATGTCGTAATGCAGCAGCCCTCAGATCCGTGTTCATGGGACACAGTGTCATTGACACTGCTGTATCCAAGTCCCGATGGCGATCATGATCGCGCCACCCCACTTCTAACATCTGTTTGTTAATCCGGCTACGAACCGTCAAATACACAGACTCAGATGGCTGAACCTCCGGTCGAAAAATCGTCTTAGCCCAAACAACAATGGCGAATAAACCGACACGTCTGTGCCGGCGTCTACGCCGTCGGTTCCACCCCCTGGTGTCAACCTTCATTGCCTTGCGGGACGCATCCACAGCCTCCTGTCGGAGTCGCTGCTCTACATCCTCAACCACTCTTTTGACTTGCACTTCCTCAGCCTTGAGACCATCCAGACGGACGATATCTTCTTCACCAAGGTCTGGCCTCTCTGTCCCGTCAGGTAGATAAAAATTATCAATTGACTGGACTAGACCATGTACTGCACTGTCGAGTAGTTTGCTCGATTCTCCTAATTCCCTACGTGTCGTTTCGCCACTATCAGACACGCCATTTCCCACCGCAGCCTCCGTGTAAACGAAGGCCTCAAACTCAGCCACAAGTCTGCTTGACTCGCTATTTAAAGCGGGATTAATTTCAAGCACTTCTGGCTCACAGCATCCAAAGCAAGCTAGTGCGATGCTGGTGGCTACGGTCCTAAAACCGCTAAAAACCGTAAAGAGAAACCCTGGAGCATGCTTCACGACAAAAATGTCATTAACATGGTCCAATCCTACTACTCCTTCGGCGTAATTTTCCGCGCCTGTTCCCCAATCTGTCTCTTGGCATAAGCGAGCCCTCGTTAGGTAATACTGCTCAAGAACGTGTCCTGATGCCACATGTTGTGGCCTCAGTTTTATACTTGTTAATGATTTGTTGTACTGCATGATAGGTTTCGATTGGGGGGGGGGGGGTGCTGGGATCGTCCCAGCGAGGGATATTTTAACGTTACTCCAAACGGGCCATTACGATGGGCCAGTCGCTGGTGGTCACCAGGCTCTCAAGTGTAGCTTCGAATTCCCACGACCGTCGCAAACAGTCGTGTCAGCGTATTAAGCTACTAAATTCTAGACGAATCCTAC